CGGCATACCGCTGGTCCTCAGCGTGCTGAAACTCTGCGTCTTCACCAGCAGGTCTTCGTAACTCTGCCGCCAGAACCGGGGTTCCAGATCGCTGATCTTCAGCCCCGTCAGCGTGTTCGTCTCGTCGCAGATCTTCAGAACGACTTTCAGGAACTCTGTCTCCGCCTTCTTCCACATGTTCTGGGTCTGCATGGCCCTGCCTTCCGCGTGCCACCAGCCGTTGCGCATGATCACCGCGCCGTTGTTGCTGCTGTCGCCCGTACTGGCGTCGCCCTGCCCGGGCATCCCGACGATCTCCAGCACCGTCTTTTTCAGATCGGCAACCAGCGTCTGAGTCTGACTCTGGTCCAGTTGCTCGTTCAGGTAGTACAGTTTTTTGCCGCCGGCAACGCCGTTCGGCGTCGCGGGAAGTTTGATCGCGCCCAGGTCCTTCAGTTCAAGGAAATCCTCCCGGCTGATATCCACGCCGTCAAACACCATCAGCGCCTGTATAAACTGCTCCACACCGTCAAGCCGGTTGCTCTGCGTCAGGTTGATCGCGTCCAGCAGCGGAATCACAGGTTCAAACGCGCCCATGTAATCCGGGTTACACGGATACTCGATCAGGCTCACCATGCCAAAGTTGTGATGCACCTCGTTGGTAATCCGCATTGCCGCCTTGTTTCCGATCGCCGGAAGACCTTCAATCGTGTAGGTAACGTTCGGTGTGTATACGGTGTACTCGATCTCGCTCTTAGGCGGATCCTTGTAAACATAGGTGACTCCCATGACCACCGTCTTTTTCGCGTCGTTTCTGCGCACCACAAACGTGTTTTCAACGTCCGGAACCGCAATCTCAAACGGCGCTTCATCAAGGTACTTGTCAATCTGCTGCCGGTTTTCCATATCGTGGTATGTCAACCGGTACGCCACGCCGCAGATAAACATGTTGTGCGATAGTTCCAGGTCCAGCGTCTGCTTGCCTTCACTGAGCATCATGTCGTTGACCTTTGCGACCTTCTCCGGAATCTCCCGGTTCGTGTCGTCCACGCCGTTGTTTCCTTTTCGGCTTACGTACACGATCGGTTCCCCGGCAAACTCGCTCTCTTTGAACGACGTGATCTCGTTGGCGATGTTCACGACAACCTTGTTGTTGATCTCCTGGTTGTACACCTTGCTCCGGTTCAGGATCGGCTGAATGCCCCTGTTGTAATTTTGAAGGAAAAGAATCTCGCGCCGGTTGATCTCGTGCACGCCAAGCGCCTTTACAAGCACGTTAATCACGTTTTCCCGCGTGATCTCCTTCTCACCCGTAAAGATCTGCCGCCGGCCATGCAGCTGCTTGGAGAGATCCAATTCACTCATGGCATCCAGAGTCGTCACGTCGTAGACTTCCAGACTTTGGCCCATCCGGATCCTCCCTTCCCGTATACGAGAAAAGACGCCAAACAGCGACTCTCCTCGCTATTCAGCGTCTTCCGTCATCCCGCTTTCTTCATATTATTCCGGACCTTTTATTTTTGGTCACCAAGAAAGCAGAACAGTGTTCCTCAAGTGCAGTATAGTATTTTTTTTGCACGCTGTCAATACTTATTGCAGTACTTGTACTTTTTTATGCAGTTTTTCCTGCAAAACTTAAAAAGGCCTGGCAAAAACCTGCACGGCACCTCCGGTAATGTTCTGTGCAAAATCTGCTAGCATGGCAAGACTGTCCGGTCCGTCATCATGCTTAACGCGGCCCGCCATTGTCCAACTGCATACGTTGTTCAGGAATGCTCTGTACTCTTTATCCTTAATAACAGACGCGTCCTTGAACAGGAAGTGCTCTTTCACATACGGGCTGGCCATAATAATCTTTGTTTCTTTGTTCTGCGTGGTGTATTTCGTCGTGATCTTTGTCCGACCGTTCTGCTTCCGAATTGCTTCCTGGATGCTCTGTGCCACACGCCCGCCGGCGCTGTTGCTTTCAAACCTTGCCATATGCACTCTGTGCTGCATCAATTTTGATATGATCTCTGCCTCCACAATCTCAGGATTCCCATTGTTAAACACAGCATCCTCAATGTAGTAGTCCTGCCCGTACTGGTATGCAATTGGCATACTGCAATAGTCTGCGCCACGGTCCTTCGTGTCGCACACAGCAAGAATTGCGTCAGGTTCACGATCCGGAAGTTCAAAGTACCGCCGCAGTTCGTCAACATGATACAGCAAGCCTTCCCGCTCAATTGGCTGGTTCATGTACAGTGCCCGCCACTCCGTGTCCGGCATAACGTCTCGCTGCTCGTGATAAAACGCTGTGCTGAACCCAACACCATACATGTACTCAAAATTGCTCTCGTCTTCCGCGTTCAACGCCGGCACAACAATAAAGTCCGCCCGTTCCGATCCTTCGTATTGCCTCTCCAGACGTCCAATCACGTCGTTAACGCTCCACCTGGTTGCAATGTGCAGTTCCTTGCAGTGGTCGCCAATCTTCCGCTGACGCAGGTCTGTTGCGTATGTCTCCCATAGTTTGTCCAGTCGCTCTTTGCTCAGTGCAACCTCCAGCCCGCTGATCAGGTCATCACAATACAGCAGTCGCCCGGCACGATAAAGACCGGCATTCCCTGAACCAATGCTTGTAAACTCAAGTGTTTCAAAACGCTTCCGTTTTCCAAGGTCAATCCTGTAGTCTTTCGCGTTTGTGTTGCTTACGCCGTGTTCAGGAAACACGTCATGCCATAGATATTCCCCGTCCTTGTCAAAAATCCGCAAGCACTCGTCATACACACCGCGCACAAACGCATTGCTGTGGCTGCCCGTCAGGTTTGGTTCCTCAGGCCACTTTCCAGCTACCCACGTCAGCAGAAAGATTGCCAATGTCGTCTTTCCAACGCCAGGCGGGAGTGATATTCCAAGCAAATCAAGTTCATCATCCATGAGCCGTTGAAGTTGCCTTACAATCGGTAATAATTGTCTTCTCCGTGGCAAATAAAACCGCTTCTGCGGATTGCGGTTTCTCTCAATGTACTGGCAATATGCATCAAAGTCTACTCTGGAATCCATCAGCAAGCTTTTGTAGTATGTGTCATTCAGCAATTCAATGCCTTTTACGCTTAAACTTTGATTTCGCATTGCCGCGCAGATCTTCTTCCGCAGTCCCCGGTTCTCCGCGTGCAGTTCCTTCTGCCCGTTCCGTATCCCGTCGTACAGGATCGCCACCGCGTCCCGGTAAACCAGCGGATCGTCCGGGTGCGCCTCAACACTCCGCCGTATCAGTTCCAACTCCGTCATGCCATGACCTCCAATAAAAAACGGGAACAGGCCTCTCAGCCTATTCCCGCAATCTTGCGTCTTCTCTTATAGTTTCAGCAGCGATCTGCTAAATCCTTCGCACGTCGTGTCCAGTACGCTCATGACCCCGTCCTGTATAGCTACGCACCGAATCATGCTCTGCGTCTGCGTGACGCCTGGTTTCAGTCCCCTGAATTCTTCTATCTCATCCGGCGTCAATTCTCTTACGGTAACTAAACCGTTCCTGTACTCTTTCTTTTCTCCGCACAGTCCTTCATTTCTTTGTGTCATACGGCCCTCCTACCGGGTTGTGCGTTTCAAACAAGTCTGTCATCAGCGACTCAGATCTCGGTACAAACGAGGCAGGTTTCGCCATGCCTCCCATGTTCTGGTTTTCACGGCTTTTCTGCAATCTCTCTCTCAACTCAGCATAACGTATCTCTCTCTCAAGGTCCTGCCTCGCACGCTCCGCTGCCAACCGCTCCTCTTGCGCTTTCTGTGCCGCAAGCTTCTCTTCCTCTCTCCGTTTGATCTTCTCTTTGTACGCCTTCAGTTTTTCTTCGTGCTCTTTCGATATAACAATCGGTTTCGCCCAGATCGTCTCTGACTTAATTCGCGGCGGATCCTCACGAATCTGAATCGGATGTGATTCGTATTTCTTCTGCATCCGTAAACGGTTATTCTCTGCTTCTGCTTCCGTAAGCGGATGGCATTCCGTACGACTTTTTTCTTCTCTTTCCAGCTGCCTTTCGCGCCGCTCCGCCTCTTTCAGGCGCTGCTTCTCACGTTCTGCTTCTTCCTCTCTCCGCGCCTCGCGTTCCCATTCGTGATGCATCTTTGCCCGGTCCTTCCCACTATGAGACCAGTAGTTTACACGGTGCAGGTGTGCTCTCCACTCAGCACGTTCCAGCAGAATGTGACCGATCAATAAGATCGTAATCGCTAACACAATCCAGAACGCAGTCCAGTACCCCTCCGACGCGGAAAACCAGCAGAAAAATCCGCCAATCAAAATGACAAGTATCATTTTACTCCTTCCTTCGCGTCCACTTCACGCTTCGCAAGTTCTTCAGCAACCGCCTTCCTTACCAGTTCAGCAATCCTGTCGTCCTCACTCTTCTTGTATCTCTCGCTTACATTCTCTCCGATAACGTACTCAGGGCCCTGCCCGTCTCCACTCCGCGCTACAAGTTCATACCCGCACGCGTTCAGAATCGTCAGCAAACTGTCAACCCGCATACTCTTGCTATTCAAGTACATCCCGATCGTTCCCTGACCGGCAAGACCAGCCATCTCTGCAATCTTCTGCTGTGTTATGCCCGTTGTTTTCATGACCGCTTTCGCGACTTCCTGTACTGTCTGCATCGTTCGTTACCTCCTTGATCTGTTTATATCTTATAAGGTTTTGCTTATACTGTCAAGTCTTTTTTATTTTTTGGGGTGCGGAAGGGGGTAAGAAGTCCCGGGCGGCCGCTGATCCTATTCCCCCCGGCGGGCGGTTTCCGTCCCGCGTGGCCGTTTCTGCCCCGGCTAACTGATCGGAGGAACGCCGGGAAAGGACCTGGCCGGCGATCCTGGACGACAGCGCCAGGCGGCGGGCATGGACATCGGCCAGCACGCCAGGACGCCAGGAAAGGCCGATAAAAGCGCCAGGAAAGGCCTTGCTGCCAGGCGGAGGACCTGGACGCCATACAGCACGCCAGGACGCCAGGAAAGGCCGATAAAAGCGCCAGGAAAGGCCTTGCTGCCAGGCGGAGGACCTGGACGCCATACAGCGCGCCAGGACGCCAGGAAAGGCCCTTAAAAGGCCGAAAAACGGCATTGTACAAAATGCACAAAATAAGCTTTTCCTTTTGTGCAAACTTACGAATATAAGTTTTTGCTTATGAAAAAGAAGGATTTTTTGATGTTTTTTCAGAATATTGCAATTGCAATTGCAATTCGGCAATTGCCCGCGGCCGGCGGTACCGGCTGGACGGCTGGCCCTGGTGACAGCAGGGAGCGCCGCCGCCATGAGGCGGTTGTATCGGAATAATGGCCCGGCCTAACCGGGACAGCATGGCCGCATAGTAAAGGCATTCCCGCGGAAAGCGGAGCGCTGGCGGCCAGGTAAAAAAAGCGCGGGACCTCATGCGGGAATCAGATCCGCCAGCGGCCAGGCGGCCAGGCGACCCTAACGCGCATTATATCGGCAAGAAGGCCGGCGGCGACAGCATCAATGCCGGAAAACCTGGCCCGCGGTTATACACCGCGCCAGCCGCCCGGGAACGCCTGGACGCCTGGCGCGCTGCATGGCGGCGACATTATGAAAACGGAGGACGGGAAACAATGAAAAGCTTATCAATCTATTACAAGAGCAACGACGGGGAAAAGCAGGTTATCAAGTATAACGGCGTGCACGCCATACAGGCCGGACCGGCCCGGGACATTTTGGGCGAGCAGGACGCGCGCGGGAACGGCGTGTCGTTAAACGCGCCATTAATCATGCTCCGCCTGGAAGACGGAAACACAGCGACATTCAACGCGGATAACGTGACAATTCTACTTTGACAACCAGGCGGCCGGGAAACCGGCCGCCGGCGCTGTCGCCCGGGAGGACCTGGACGACGCCGCCGGCGGAAAGCCGGGAAATAAAAAAACGGAGGGAAAAAAGAATGCTGTACTACAGAACAAAATCAGAAGAAAACCTGGCCAGCCTGGCCGCGATCCTGGCGGACGGAAAGAAAGACTTTGTGCTTTGGCGGCTGGACGTCGCGCACTATTACACGAAAGACGGCCAGCCCGCCGGCATTGAGGAACGCAAACAGCACGCCGACGCCGTCGAGACCTGGCTGGCGATGGACGAAAAAACCAGGAAGGCCGCGCATCAGCGCGCCGCCATGCGGGAAACCGTCCGCACAAAGGAAGAGCGCGCCGCGGCGATCCTGGCGGCCGGCGTCGAAAACCTGTCAAGGGACGACATGGCGGAACTGCTGGCGCTGGTAAACGTCGCTTATCACTCATCCGGGAAAATTGAAGGCTGCGCCAGTGTAGACGGTTGCGCGGCTTGTAAATTCTGTCAGAGCATGATAGCGGCGGCAAAAAATAACCCGCTTATGATATGCGGATCCTGTTATGCGGCCGCCGATAGTTACAAAGAAGCCGCCTGGCGGACGCATCAGCTAAACGCGCGGATCTTGTCAGAAGTACTCTTTGAAAAAGAAGAACTGGCCGCGCTGGAAATTGGAAGCGACCTTTGCCGGTTTAATGAAGACGGCGACACAGTAAATGTGTCTCACGCGCGAAACCTGTTGCGCATTGCCAAAGTGAATCCCGGCGTAAGCTTCGGTTATTGGTACAAAAACAAGCCCGCCGTGGAAGCTGGCTTGATAGCGGAAGGACATACAAGCCGTGACAAGCTGCCCGGGAATATCCGGTTTATACATTCCTCTGTATTGATCGGAATACCAGCAGCGCCGGCCTGGTTTGACGATGGGATTTTCACGGTTTATCCGGACGACGTGACGACGCGCGCGGCGATCCTGGCCGGCGCTCATGAATGCAACGGCCGGCGCTGCCGGGAATGCGGCTATACGTGTTACTTGATGCAGCGCCGCCAGGCTGGACCGGTTTATATCGCGGAATATCTCCGCGCCGGGAAAGCACAGCGCGCCGCGATCCTGGAAGCTTACGCCGCCATTCCGGAAGACAGGAAGACAGCGCCGCGGGCATAACCAGCGCGCCAGGAACACAGGCCCGGCCGGGATCCGGCCGGGCCGCACAAGCAGTCAATCAGCGGCCGCGAGCCGCCATTATAAAGAGGAGGCATCATCATGAAAAACCTGGACATTATCACCAGCCCGGAAAACCTGGACACTGACTCCCTGCTTGACCTGTACTTTGCAAAGAAAGCGGAAAAGCTGGCCGCTGAAAAACTGGAAAAGGCCGCACAGGCGGAAATCCTCCGCCGGGCCGCCGGCCGGGAATACTTCGAAACGGAGCGCCAGCACGTGGAAGTTATCACGCGGACGCGGACGGACCTGGACCAGGCCGCCGTAATGGAAATCCTTACGGACCTTAAGCGTGAATTTCCTAAGATTGTTACCTGGTACGTCATCAAGGCACAGGAAAAGGAAGCGGAAGGAAAGCACGCGCGGAAAATTACCGCGTAACGACACAGCGCCAGGCCGGGACCGTCCCGGCCTGGCTCATTATAGGAGGGAAAAGCAATGCGGCACATGACGACCGTTTTTTATTATGACGACACAGGCAGCGCCGGCCAGCGCGCAAAGATCACAGTTTTTGACCGTCCGACGGGAGAAACCTTCGCGACGGTATCAATCAGAAAAGACCGCGGCCAGGGAGACCTGGTCCATTATGGGAAGTATAGCACGCACAGCGCCGCGCGGGCTGCAATGGCCGCACGTGGCCGCGGCTGGCACTGTTTCAAGCGCGTGGAATTCGGAAGCTGGGAGGTTGAATCATGAAACAGATTATTACAGCGGACCGCGTCCGCGCGCTCCTGGACGGCACCAGGACGGAGGCGGACGCGACCGCCATTCTCCGCCGGCACAGGATCAGATATCACTACAGCACAGCCGGCGGCGTGCTGCATATCCGGATCCCTGCCCGGACCGGGATTATCACGGTCACCAGGACGGCGTCCCGCTTGGCACCGTTCGTCGTTTCCTCCGCCGTTCCTGGGACTGTCCGTCCGTACCTGTTCCCGCTCACCCTATACCGCGACGATTGAAAGAAGGATGAACACCAATGAAACAGACCTACACCAGCCGCGCGACGTCCATTAATGCGGCAAAACTGCCGAAAGTATACGGCACCATTCCGGCGCTGCCACGGCATTCCCTGCTCCTTGATTATGGCTGCGGCCGCTATACAGACCATATCCAGGCCGCGCTCCCCGGCGTAACTTATCTCCCTTACGATCCTTTCAACCAGCCGGAAGACGTCAACGCACATTCCCTGTATTACGTGCGGCTGGCAATGCATGTTCATATGCCCGTTACCGTCGTTTGCTCGAACGTGCTGAACGTAATCGACAGCGACGACGCCGTCCGGGATATAGCCGCAACGATCCGGCAGATCATCGACGCGACCGGCGGAACCGCATATATCACGGTGTACGCTGGCGACCGTTCCGGACGCGGCCGACAGACCGGCCCGGATCAGTACCAGCGGAATGAGCCGATCAGCGCATATCTTCACCTGTTTCCCGGCGCTGTCATCAGTCACGGCGCGATTATTTACCACAAGGAGGCGAGCGCATGAACCAGGGAAACACCGTTCCCGTCGTATGGATCAATTCATCGTCAGCCCCTTTCCTGGCGGATATCGGGGCCTTGCTAAAGCGATACGAGACCCGTTCCCGCAACATGCTAGGCGCGCTGGCTTACCAGCGCGTCATCCTGGCGGAAAGCAAAAGCGGAAAGCGCCTGGCGCTGTATTCCGTCGTCATCCGTTCCGTTCGCGTCGTCCGTTCCCGGGAGGAATGGGACGCGCTCCGGCCCGTTCACCGCGTGCCCGTCGGAAACCCGTACGACTGGAAACCGGAAACGAAAGTAAAGTATCTGTATGAACTGTCCAGCCTCCGCCGCCTCCGCCCGTTCCGCGTCCCGGACGGCGTAAAACATGGTCGGACCTGGGAAGAGTACAACCAGCAAAAGAAAGGAAGGTAACATCATGCGCAACCGTTTTGATACTTACGTCGCCGTTTTCATGGAAGAAGGCGGGTACACCGTTCCCCGTTTCGTTACCGGCATCCCTTCCCATAATTCAGCCGTTTGGGAGGCCGGAAAGCCGGCCATGCCGTTCACGTCGCAATCGTACGCGGAGGACGTCGTACAAGGACTCACCCTTAACGGATATCCGGCCGCCGTCGTTCGTTTCCTTCACGGCGTCGAAGTAGAAAACCCCGTTTGACTCCGGCACCTGGCGGCCGCTCCCCGTCCGCGGCCGTCATAGCCGGCACCAGCCGGAGAAAGTGAGGCATGAAAGCCATGGCACCAAAGAAGTACAGAGTCAACGATTCCGAAAACTTTAACCTTTACTCCATGTACGAGCATCTTAAGTGCATTGAGATCGACATGGTTGAAGGTACGATCCCGTACGACCGTACGATTTACGACCGGATCGAAGAAGTCGAGCAACTGCTAAACAAAGCGCCGTATGTCGGTTCCCGCGTAGACTGGCCGACGCTCAAACGGATCCGGGAGATCCGGAACGAGCGTCAAATGATTCGTTACGCAACCTGCCTGGCCGACGGTACGCCGGAACACGAGGCCGCTATGGCCTTTGATATTTGAGAAAGCGAGGTATCACACATGCAGTACGAAAGTTATGAAATCGACCGCGCGGAGCAGTGGATCGCCGACGTTTACCACTGTTCCGACTGTTGGGGACAGAAGATGACCGACGACGATATGCGCCTTCTCCTGGAAGAGGCGAACGACGAAGCGGACCTGGACGACTATACGCCGCCCGTCGGCCTGTACCACGAGTGCGCAGAGTTCTGGAACAGTCTCTGTGAGCTGTACCCGAATTAATGGAAGGAGGAACACGCAATGTCATACTATACCTGGCGCAAAAGAAAAAGCATGTGGAAGGACGGCTACTATGCCATCGTTCACGAACTGATGGACGTGTCAAAGGACTGGGAACTGGATCCCATGTGCGATTGCGTCCCTGCCCGGGATATATGGACGTCCACCGGCAAATGGCGCGTAACCGTCTTCAAGACGTACATTGATAACCATCTGTATGAATTCAAAGGCACCTGGCACGCAAACTATTTTGCGTGCGTATGCAACGAGCCGGCCGCACAGACGCCGGAAATCGACAAGGCCGAGGCCATCAATATATGGTGCAACCTCAGCACAAAAAAGATCCCGCTCCGCACAATCCAGGATCATTTTGCCTCCCTTGTGACAGCATAACGACCGGCCCGCCCGTGGGCATCGTACGCGGGCAGAAAGGACCGTTCCTATGCTTCATTCCGTTCCAACATCATACCGTACGCCAGGCGGTATGCAGTGCTATGCGCCGTTCCTCCGCCTGGCGGACCGTCCGCACTTGCTGATTGCCGGCGCGACAGGGTCCGGAAAATCCGTCGCATTGAATGGGATCATTACATCCATGCTCATGACTCATTCCCCGTTCCGATTTCAATTGGCGCTGATCGATCCGAAAAAGGTTGAACTGTCCCAGTACGCCACGCTCCCGCATTGCGTGCGCTATGCGTGCGATCCGCCGGAGATTGTCCGGACCCTGCAATGGGCCGTACAGGAAACTGAGCACAGGTTTTCCATCATGCAGATGGAAGGCCAGCGGGAATACGACGGCGCACATCTGTACGTCGTGATCGACGAACTGGCGGACCTCATGGTATCGATCAAAAAGGAAACGCTTCCCCTGCTACAGCGCCTGGCGCAAATCGGCCGCGCAGCCCGTGTACACGTCATTGCGTGCACGCAGAACGTGCTGGCCGTCACAATCCCGACGGTCCTAAAGTGCAACTTCAGCACGATCCTGGGCCTCCGGACCGCAAACAAGCAGCAGTCCCGTTTTCTCATCGCGGAAGGCGGCTGCGAGATGCTGCCGGACCCGAAGCGGGAAGGCAAAGGATACGGATTCATCCGCGACGGCGCTGACCTGGAAAAGATTCTCATTTACAAATACCCCGATTCCGTTATCGATTCCGTTATCAACTGGTGGACGTCCTCCGCCTGTGCAGTATCGTGAAAGGAGCCTGGTTATGGAAAAGCAGTACTTGCTCAAAACCCGCATTGAAGGCGAAATATACGCCAGCATCAAGACCGCGCGGGAGATCGCCGACAGATACGAGGACGATCAGATCGCCGGAATCTACGACACCATGGAAGTATACGACATCGAAGGCGAACCGAAGAAAATCTCGCTCCTGGATCTCGTCTCGCCGATCCTGGAACACAAGCACTGGATGGAGCAGGAATACCGCGATTATTGCGACGCCGTCAATGAATATGGACTCGACTTTGAAGGGAGAGACGATCTATGAAGTATTACACATACTGGGACAATGGGAACCATTCGTGCGGGCAAGTCGGCCCGTTCTGCACGTCGCGCGACGCCGTGAATGCAGCCTATGACCTGCTGGAAGGCTGGATGGAATCCGCGAACCTGGACGAATACGACGACGACAAATGGAACACCATGATTGAAGACGCATCCGTCTGCGTCGATCAGTACGATCCGGAAACGGATTCCATGCTCTGCTACTGGGAACCCACCGACAGCGACCTGGCCGCCATCGGCTGGATCGAACGATAACGACGCGGCTGTCCTACCGGCCACACGGGGAGAAAGGATTTATCATGACTATCGCTCCCGTTTCCTTTGAACTGTCCCTGGACAGACAGCAGCGCGCCAGGTTAAGTTCCTGGATCCGTTACTATTTCATCAACGCCATCGACGGAACAAGCCATATTTTTGATGACGTCGATAAAGCCATTCAGATCCTGTCCGTTCTGAATCAGATTCAGAAAGAAGCCATCACAATCTACGTTTCAAGGTACCAGGTTGAGTTGCTCCTGGACGTCATCTACGACCGGGAAAAGCGCTGGAACGCCAAGACAGACCGTTTATATCTCCCGAAAGACTTTGACAACCGTGATATCTACGATGCGCTGAAAAAGCTTACAGAAAGGAAGGTGCAATCATGAACAAGTCCCGCCGTGCCAGGATCGATAAGATCCTGGAAAAACTAGAAGAGATCAACGAGGAACTCAGTTCCATCCAGGAAGAAGAGAACGACGCGTACAATAATCTTCCATTCTCCATCCAGGAATCCGAGCGCGGAGAAAAAATGTACGACGCCGTCTACAATTTGGACGCTGCCCATGGTACAATAGAAGAGATCACAGACTATCTAACCGAAGCGAAAGGAGAAGACTAATGACTATCACTTTAACCGCCAACGAATACGACGCCAGCCGGCACGCGATCCAGGAAGGTGTGCTCGGTGAGATGCTCAGAATCATGCGTATTAAACACATTAAAACCGGCGAGATAGAGCACGTAATCTTCCCGGCGATCAACCGCGTTGAACCGTCGCTGTCCGGCGGATGGCCTTTCAGTTCCGGTCGTTCCTATCACGGATCAGAGATCAACGGCCAATGGGAAAAAACCGGCCTAGGCACGTTCTATCTCATCCGAAAGACAGACACAAACGACGGCGGCTGCGTCCTGGAGTTCACCGACGACATGAACCCGGATCTGCCGTAATAAACACACAGAGAGGAGAAAAGAAAATGACCAAGCATGAACTCATTAACAGTCTCCGCGACGACGGCGTGTTTGAACTGACACAGGAAATCATCGACATCATCAATTCTGACAACGACGAGACTCACGCCAGCGCAAACAAGGATCTTCTCGGACTAATCAATTCCATCCATCAGATGCAGAACTGGACGCTGTTTAGTTGGAAGAGCATGGTTGACCTTGCAACACAGGCATATGGATTTGAAAAGTACGCAGCTTATAACAAACTGAATGCCTGTGCGGATATTGAAGAGCCGCTCGACGATCTGCACAGCATCCTCTGGACGAAATACTCGAACTTTGGGGAAGCTTGACCATGGTAAACAACCACTCCCTGCCCGCTCCGTCTTCGGCTGGGGCGGGCTTTTTTTGTGCCCTTCTTTCCTGTATAAACCGCCCATTCATGCAAAAAACATGCCCGAAACCGTTGCATATTATGCACTTTCCGGCCGTTTTATACACGCTCGTATGCAAAATCAACCATCTTGTGCCTCGCCTGGTAATACACCACTTTATATAGCGCAACAACTATTCGCTAAACATACGTTTTACGAATAGTATACACAACTAACTAGAAAACCACGTTCCGGACTCACATACCGGAGCAACCTGCCACGTTGTAAGTGTATATATATATTATTTTTCCGTAAAAGTAGTATATATCCTCACCTTTCAAACAAAAACAGGCACAGCGTTCGATCTGTGCCCGTTCCAGTGTCACTCGTCATCGTCCGCCGGGATCGCGTCTACCAGCCGTTTCCGTGCATCATCGGAGTTCAGATCCTGTAGCGGATTGTTCGGCGTAACCACCACGTCCGCAACGTCCTTGTACTGGAACCAGTTCTTCGCCAGGAATATCCCAGCTGCCGGATTCGTTCTCCCGTTCTGCATGTTGTCCATCCACATTTCCTCAATGAATGACACAGCTTTTTTAATGATGTCGCCGTGTGTAGCGCTCCGCGTAACCCCATTTACCCACTCATTCAGCGTATTCCTGTTAATCCCGAGCCAGTTACACAAACCGACAATTTGAGGTTTCCTATCATTTTCTGCGCAATGTTGAAAGTACTCGCCTATTCTCTGTTCGACCTGAGCGGGATCAGAGATGTCGATTGGTGGCAGGTTCCACGCAACGAGAGCATACCGCATGTAACGAGAATTTTCGCCTGGTACGCCGCTGTCAGCCGACAGTTCTTTCATCCAGTTCGATCCGCGATTTTGTTTCTGTTTAACGACGTCAGTTATCTGTTCATCGGACAGTCCCGTTCCGTTTTTATCGGACATAACCATCACCCTTCCTTCCGTTCGATGTTCGGATAGAACGACCATTGCATAGTGAAAGAGAAGTCACCGTTCTCGACGCCTCTAAGGATTTCACGGATGGACGGAATAGCATGCCGGCGCAAGTCCTGTTCAACTCGTTCCCGTTCCGATTTCTCGTACGCGCGGAGTCGTTCCAGTTCGTCTTTGTTTGCCTTACGGAATTCCTCATTGCGTTCCCGGGCGTGGATAGCGTCCTGTGCCACCTGATGCCAGTAACAGACAGGATCCTGGCCGGAAGGAGTGATGCTGAGTATATCTCTACGTTTCTGTTCGTTCGGGTCCATAGTACGGGTATAATCCTGTTCGCTCATTTCTTTTTTTCTCCTTTCAATGCCTGTTCCCAGGTCATGGCGTCATAATGCTTGTACTCATCCTGAGAACTGAATGTTTTAGACCGTCCGGCGTAGTGTTTAATGACGACATTTTCTTCCGGGACCTTCGGAATATTGAAGTACATTTCGTTATATGTAGCTGGCAGTTCAAGGATGTTCCGTTTGCACACACTGTTGACAGCGTCCTGTTCCGGCAGTGCGAGACGGGATGTGTTGAGGGTCTGAATGATCGTATCATCCACCTTGTCTTCGCGTATCCGCTGAAGGTTGTGCACTACGACGCCGAAGTTAAAGTACGGATGCGGCCTGATGCGGATTTGTTTCTCTTCGACGGCTGCGAAATAGTACCTGTCGAGGTTCAGGTTCCAAAGGCAGTCGATTGGTTTCCGGACGATGGTATCATGGTCGAGGTGGATAATGCAGTCGTATTGCGGGAACAGTTTAGACAATACAGCGCGGATCATGACCATGTATGTCCAGTTGTTATTGTAATTTGGCCCATCTTTTCGGAAGAATTCCTGGTTTGATACGTTTATGCAGGTAATGCAGTCAGGCAGGTCTTCCGGGAACGTGTCGTCCTCGATGAGGAAGAACACGCGGTCTGCACCGTTG